GGAGTATAACGCTTCGGTACAGGTATGGGATCGTTGCCCAATAGTTCAGAAAACGCATCGAAACCTATTGGCTTTATTGCGGTCTCAAAGAAAAAGTTTACTGCTGTAGGGGGATCATCCTTGTGATTGTGAGTCGTAGGTATACGCAGCACACGAGCCGCATCCGCAGTGACCGCAGGATCAGCTAATAGATTGTTATCGGCGCACAGCTTCTTTAATCGCTCCGCTACTGGCAACCAATCATCTAAACTAACAGGCTCATCCAGCATCCAGTATACATGTACACCGCGACCAGAGTTTACCATAACAGGTTTAGGTAGAGATAACTTCTTACAGAAGTGCTTCAACGCATCAATAGCGTCTGGTTGAGTCGCATAATCTTTACTTGCGCCACAGTCCAGATCAAGAAATAACGAGTTTAAGTATTTAACATTATCTACTTTACGTGACCCTGCTTCGTTGAATGTAGCAAGGGCGTAGTATGCGTCATAACCTTCCGCATCCATATTTTGTGCGGCATCTATTACCTTATCTATAGAGTCGTAGAATTTTTGTACCCTACGATCATCATGGGTACGAGAAGCAAAAACACAGTAGTGTCCTTCATTTGCTAATGCAGCCCTCAAAAAAGTTCTTGTTTCCATAATAACTAACACCAAAACCGAGAGACACTGCGGCAAGGGTGTCGGTACACACCCAGTTCAGCCATAGCCTAGCCGCAGTATTTTTGGTGATTAGTCGTCCCAGTCGTCTATGATAGAACTTAGATCGTCACTACCTTTTTCTGGTGTAGCAGGGGCAGCTTTCTTTACCGCCTTCTTTGGTTCAGCTACTGTTGTATCTTCAAAAGGGTTATCGTCTTCTTTCGGACTGTCTTCAAAACCCTTCGTCGCACCAAAAGGTGATTGTTCTTCCATAGGCTTGAGGTCAATAACCTGCACTGCATCTAAGCGTAAAGACACTCCAGTACCCATTGCCCCATGATACGGAGTAAATACGATAGCAATGTTAACCGTACTTCCGTTAGTCAGCAAGAAATCATCATCTAATTTCTTATTAGAAGCGGAATATTGTGCGGGTTTACGAGTGGCTTCTGCTCCGTATGCACCTTTTAACTTCGCCTTATGAGTAAATGACCCATCAGCATCCTTCTTAAAAGGCATGGCAAACTTATCAGGCCAGTCAGAATTTTCTGCCTGTTTTGCAGCATAAGCAGTTTTCATGTGCTTATATAATTCTTTAGCCTGCGCTTCATCCATACGGAATTGTAGTGTGTATGCTGCACCATCATCAGTTGCTTCACATGGCACTGACCGTTTTTCTGCGTTGTCAAACTTGTAGGTGCGATTAATACGAGGCCACATGGCTTCTACATTTTCGATAGTATATTTTGTTTTTACAATTTCAGACATGTCATTCTCCCGATGTCTTATTGGTCTTCATCAAGTAGTTCTAGTAGGTCAGCATCTTCATCCGCTGCTACCCTAGACCCTACCGCTTCTTCCTGTGTAAACATGTGTGCAACAGGCTCTTCTGTAGTCTCAGTCTTTTTATTTGTTAGTGCTTCTGATATATCAGGGATGCAAAATCTGTAGGTATTACCAACACGAATGTAGGTGTCCTGCGGAATCTGATCCTGACGAACCCAAGCACGGATTGTAGACACAGAAACACTAAAGTGTTTAGCTACATCTTCAATAGGTACGTATTTTGGTTCCATTATTTCTTCCTCACAGCTATTGAGTATTCAGAGTCTATGTTCAAGCCTTCTGGCTTTGACTCAGGGTTTTCTTCTAAAAACTGTTTAAGGTTTGTTTGGTTCAAACGTTTCTCTAGCAACTCAGGTACTTGATGCTCGTTAATAAAAGCGTGCATTTTCTCCCAATCGTTAGTCCAAAACCTTTGCTTTACAGACCTATAAAACAATCCTTCAGAAGTTCTTACACTCTCGACGTTATGTGCGTTACAGTAGTCGAGTAGTCCTTGTTTAATTCTCTCTAATTGACGAGAGAGAACAGAATCCTTGTCTTTAAATTCTGCCGACAGCTTCGCCCGTTCTTCGCGGATTTTAATGTAAGCTTTAGTCAGCTTATCTGCGGTTATGTCGCCCATACCGTTCTCCTTAAACTTATTGTTTCATACAATGTAGTGATGGTATGTGCGTTAGTCAAGTAGTTCTTTATAAAGGTCGATCATTTTTGTGTGTACGTCTATTCTGTTATCTAACAGTGTGTAAACACGTTTCTCTACGGGTGATCCATGGAGCTGAACAACAGTGCATTTGTGTTTTTGCCCTGACCTGTGGACACGAGCGTTAGCCTGTGCATACGTTTCTAAAGAACTAGTCGGCCCCCACCAGACGACAGTATTCGCTGCTGTTAACGTGACACCATGTGCAGCAGATTGGGGCTGAATAACAAGCACCCGTGGGTTTGGTGTAGTTTGAAAAGTTTTAAATATTTGTGTGCGGTTGGGTGCAGATACATCACCACGAATTACCTCTGTGGTAATACCATCTTTGCGTAGTTTTTCTGTAAGTATATCAATCGCATGTTTAAACGGTACAAACACCAAAACCTTCTGGCTGGACTCATCAATCACTTCTCGTAACACTTTATAACGATGTGATATGTCAAACTCCAGTACGTCACTCTGATCTGTGTACACAGCCCCCGCTGATATTTGCAGTAGCTTACTCATAACCACGGCGGCATTTACGGCGGTGATCTGTTCACCTGTGATCTGCATGACTAGCTTTTTGCGTAGTTCTTCGTAGTATTTCTTTTGTTGTCTAGTTAGTTCAACCTCACGCTTTACATACACCATATCAGGCAAATCAAGGCACTCGTCCTTGGTAAAACGTATGGCTGGTTGCAGTGCGCGAAACACAGTATCGGTTGCTGTCTCTTTGGGTATCCACTTAAAGTTGGATATCTTAGTCATAATCTGATCGCGGAAGGAACTAGCAAACCGTGGCACAGATTTTGGGTTAACCAGTTTTGCCAAACCATAAGCATCCAAAGGACTTTGTGCGGCTGGAGTACCAGTCATCATCCATAGCCATGTATCAGGGGTCATAATCTTACTAAGAGTTTTCCAACGGTTTGTCTGTGCGTTCTTGTAGTGTGTAGCCTCATCGACAATAACTAAATCAAACCCACCGTTTGCTATCTCGTCAGCTACAATAGCCACACCATCGTAGTTTATGATGACGTACTCAGCGCCTTGTTCGATTATCTCTTTACGTTTCTTGCCGCTACCATAAGCCACGTCTACAGTTCTATGCGGCGCAAATGTAAACAAGTCATCACGCCATGCACTATCCATAATCGAGAGCGGGCAGATAACTAATACCCGTTTAATTATTTGTTTATTAAGTAAAAAATCTGATGCCCATATGGCACTAGCAGTTTTGCCTGTACCCTGTTCGTTGAAACAGAAGGACTTTCTATTTAGTGTAAGGAAGGCAGAGGTAGTTTTCTGGTGCGCAAAAGGCTCATGGCTGCCCGTCCAGCGGTATTGTTTTTCTATTGGTGAGGGTGCTTGTATATTTAAGTTTTTAAGCACTTGTGTTTCATCAACACCCCACTTAACCACAACCTTGTTGTCAGGTAGGGCTTTGCTTTTGGGTATAACTTCCGTCACCTGTTGTGGGTTTCGCAACCGTAACAACAAGGCTCTACCGTTCTCAATAATCTCCACTGCGTTCTCCTTTTACGGAATTCCGTAAACTACTTTTTCTTTTTGTAATTGCGGCTGCGGTTTTTCTTTGGGCTTTCCAGCTTTGTACCGTCTTTATTACTACCGCCTTTACTTAATGCTTTATTGTGGCTTACATCCTTGCCTTTGCGCTTAATGCCTTTCTTATCATATGCACGTCTTGCACGTTGGCGTTCCATTCTGTCGGGATGCTCCCCACGCTCTTTTTGTTTCTCATACTCTTTTTTATATGGTCTTGGTTTTTTGGTGTAGGGCATCTAGTTGCTCCCGTTGTGAACACACTCCAAAACAACACAGTGTCGCCTGCATAGCCCACTGGG